ATAGATTTGCTCTGACACACCCTGACCAGCGTCATAGAGTGCCTTGTCTAGACAACCGCCTTCGATAAAGCTGCCGATACCCTCGTCCACAAGCAGTTGATTGATGACGTAATCAGCAGCCATGTTCCACCGCTTTGGGTCACGAGACTGACGGCGGAAGTTGTGCTCTAGCATGGGGTGCATACACTCATGCGCTACTAGGAACTTAAGCTGATCATCCGTCAGATCGCTGATGAAAGCGGGGTTATAGATGACACGCTTGCCATTGGTGGCAGCAGTCGGAACCTGATCTGACAGTGTGTGTGGCATACCCAAGGCAATGCTGCCGACGAAGGGGTGCTCTAAGATGAGACCTGTCTTGGCCTTGGCAAGGCGGGTGATGAGATCGTTGTTGGTCTTCATGTCTATTACTCCTGTGTGTTTATGTAGTCAGTTATATTCACGGCGCAGTCATAGTCTAGGCAGATTAGTTCCCGCTTTACTCCAAAGAACTCCCATAGTTGGGTGTGTTCGTCGTTCTCGTTGAACTCTGACTCTGTGTCATTGTCTTCCTCACCGATACGGATGAAAGCAGTAGAGTACCCTGCCTCGTTGGCTTCAGACAGCAACTTATGAACCCGCTTCACATCGTCGTAGCCGTCATACCACTTGATTTCATTGTAGTTGCAGTGCAGCACGAGTGTCTTACCTAACTCAGTGATGCGGAAGTCTTCCATCAGTTGGTCCATAGTAGACGGGTCTGATGCTAGTCTGTAGGTAGCGAGGAAGGCGACGAGCGCCTCCCTGCTAGTGAACCCAATAGCGACAGCGACATCGCTACGATACCCCATTACACACCTCCCATGAAAGCACCCATACGGGCCATGATATCAGACGCTTCGTTGATCTTGGTCTGACGAAACACAGGGTCATTGACCACGGCATCCTTGCTTAGACCAGCCAGCTTACCCTCCACCTCTTGACGCATCGCCTCTAGATGAGGGTCATCAGTGAAGTTTAGACGAGGCAGGATGTTGCACAGTTCAGTCACGTGCTCCAAAGTACTCTCATGGAAGCGGGACTTAGGATCGTCTAGCTTAGCAAGGCGCTCAACCATATGTTTAACTCGGTCATAAAGCCGCTGCCAAGCCTCTTTCATAGCCAGTGAGCTGCTCTCTTGAACGCGGTTCCTGATGTCAGCTTGTATGCTAGCCAGCTCATCGTCAGCTAACTCAACACGGAAGTCATTAGGTGGGACAGGCATAACGACGAGATCAATCTTGAACTTGCGTTTGATATCAGTCACTTCTGGGTAGTCATCTGCATTGTATAGGCCACCCAAACGCCGCTGAGCACTGGTCTGTATGGTCGGATACTCTACTACAAACCTGTCTACTAGACGTTCCCACTCTGACTTGCGCTTGCGGAAGGTGGTCATGAACCCAAGGTAGTTAGCAGTCGGCAGCATATGGGTATTCTCTAGGCCCCACGGCAGGGTGTTGGTATAGAACTCTTTGCGGATGTCGCCTGTCATAGTGTGGATGTTAGCCAGTGAATCGTTGAGCGGCAGCAGGTTCTTGCGGTAGTTACCCACGCTGACGTTAGCGCCATTGGCATCAGCCACCTCTTGAGTGGCACGCTTATCAGTCTTGCGTGCTGTCCACTGAGAGACGTTGAGTTGCACCAGTAGGGCACGATCTGAGAGATGTGTGGTCATGATATGATCCTTGTGTTGGGGTGGCACTGCGCCACCCCTTGTGTTGAGACGATTAGAACAGCACCGACTGGTGCTTGACCGACCAAGTAATGAACCCCTTGGTAGAAGTCAGAGTAGGGTCACGCCGCACTGCCATAGACATAGCTAGCACTGAGAACTCAGCAGGGCAGCGAAACAGATAGGTAACAGCACGATCCGCATTGGACATAGAGATGCGGTGAGAGATAGCACCAGACAGAGCGTATAGAGTGGCGGGGTCAGTCGGCACATCAGCAGTGTCTGGGTTCATGAGGATAGCATCAGGGTTAGGCAGCTTGCGGTATATCTTCATGAACCCCACAAACTCAGCAGCAGCACCCTCACCGACAGCACCATGAAAGCAGTCATACTCTGCGTCAAAGGGCACTACACCTAGAACGTCACTGACACCCTCTACCCACGAACGAGGTGTAGGATTCTGGTCTTTGGTGCTGTCGAAATCATGCAGCAAGTTAGGACGAAAGCGTAAGAACCCTATGACCTCAGGCTTGACGCCGTTGTCGATAGCCCACGACGACCAGTCGTCTAGATGGGTGTCGTAGTTCAGCACTGTCTCGCGGTTACGAAGGTGGGACAGCACCCTGTTAGCACCAGCCCTATCAGACTGTCGGTTACCAGTGGAGATGACAGTCCAGCCGTCAGCTAGCTCTACACCATGCAAGTTCCTAGCTTGGCAGATGTTTGCTAGAACCTTCTGGATGTCAGCACCAGCTTGGTTGCGGTCGTCAAAGCACAGAACCCCACCCTTGCCATCGTCCCACTTGGACTTCTTAGCAGGGAACCAGTCAGGGATTTGGTACTGTAGGCTGTCACCACCAAGGACGGGGATACCGAAGTCCTCTACTAGCATAGTCGGCAAGTGCCGCTCAATGTAGTGCAGACCCAGCGACAGTGCGACATTACGCACTACTGTGGTCTTACCGCCCCCCGGAGCACCTTCTATAGCAGTTGTCCTGTTGATGGATATCAACGATTTGAGGGTGGGGATAAGCAAAGATGGTCTCATATGTCACCTGTTTGTGTATGGCTTGTCTCATCAGTGCAGCAAGAGCCACTTGCTACAGACAGGGGTAACCCCCTGTTTCGACTATCCAAGAGCGACCTTGCAGCTACGGGCAATGTTACGCAGTTCACTGTGGCTTGTAACGCAGTCCACTGTAGTCGCATCGTAGCACTGGTCCTTAACGTAGACAGACTGACGCAGTATCCCTAGTTCATGGCTGATGTCGTAGTTAGCGGTCATCTCTCTGATGAGGTTAAGCCACTCATGTTCGAACGCCATCTTGTTGACATGGGTCAGACCATAGAACCTGCTATGGTAGCGATTGTGTTGCTGTCTGACGTCCAGCCCTAGTCTAAGCTGAGTTCTGCACCACAGTGAGAACTCTTTGAACTTGTAGCGTTCCAGCGCATCCTTAGCCTCAGCCCTGTTGAGTTTGAACTTAATGAACGGCTTGCTGCCACTGAGTAGGGTCCAGCCCCTCTGAGCTGGCTTGATAACGACCTCATCTTTCATGTTGTAGAAGCGGCCACCGACCTCAACGACAGACCCTGCTGGTGAGCAGTAGTGAGCAAAGACATGAGGGGACAACACATTGCAGACAACGTGATCTGTCAGCCTAGTTGAGTAGGGCTGTAGTCTGATCTCGTTCATCTCACCATCGCCCTCAGCACTGTAGGTGATGATGTCAGTGCCATAGAGCCGGATGCTGATGTCCCCTGTCTTGTCACACTTAGTGATAAGCAGACTGTCATTCTTGCGGTTGCTAGAGGCAGGACGAACGTCAGTGGAACGCCCCCTAATGGGGACGACACTGTTGTAGTGCTTAAGTGCTGAGCCATAGCTAAGCAAACGAGGCGGGGGAACGGCATTGTTACCAAACATTACTTGGCTCCTTGTGTGTTGAGTTTCTTAGCATCTGCTACCCAGCGGTAGACAGTGCTCTGACTAAGTTTGTGAATACGAGCAGCGTGCTTGACTGTCAGCTTCCAGTGAATGACAGAGCGCAGCACTTCCACTCTCGTGCTGTTGTCCAGTCCATAGGCTGGGTTATAGGGCAAGTTGAACTCACTAGACGGGATGAAGGTTGTGGTGAGGGTTCTCATGAGTGTGTGTATCCATCGGTTTCGATCAGCAACCAGATGTTGCCATGATCTGGGGTTACAGTAACGGCATTGTCCAAGAACGATGTCTTGTGAAGGCCACGGCGAAGCAGTCTGTAGGACTTATCCCAACGAACAGCGATACGTAGTAGGGCCAACTGTTGGTCCTTGGTCGGCTTGACATATTCAAGTTTCATAGTGCCACCTCAACTGGTGACATACCACGGTTGAACACAATGTTAAGATGGCTGATGCCATAGGTCTGCTTGAGTGTCTTAGCATCCAAGACAGTGATACGGCAGTTGTTAAGGGGGCTGGATTGATCTAGCACAATCATCTCATGACCGACATGGTAGTCGTAGACGGCTTGAGAGAGGCTGAGATAGGGACGTAAAGAAGGGGCCACTGTTAAGCACTGCTTTACATCAGCAGTTAGTGCAGCCAGATCAGCTAGTTTGGACCACTTGGTCATCGTTGTCTTCCTTGTGTGTTTGTTTGTTAAGCCGACATACTCAGTCTGGTTGGATGGTTGCTCGGCCAGACCTTTGTGCCAGATTCCGCTTTCCGTGTCAAGTTTGGGGGGTAGGGGGGAGAATCATATGAGCAACTATCTACGATTCGCGGGGGTATCCATGCTAAGAATGTAAAGATAGAGGGGCAACTATCTAAACTTAACATGTAAAGTAGGCAAAGTATCTGTTTTCGGGAGGGCAAAATAGATAGTGCAAGTCCTTGATATTGTTGCATAATATTTTCACTATCTAAACTATCTAAGTAAAAAACAGTAGGGTCGCGCAACATTTAGGGGTCCATATGTTAGGTGTTAAGAAGGTTTCTTTACACGAACTCAAAAGAGGCCAAAAACGTGGGTCCATCAACGAAAAAAGTATGTATAGTATAGATAGTTGAGATAATATATATATATACACGGACTCTTTGCTTTGCTAACCCCTTGGTTTCATTGGATTCTGAACATATTATACACGACTGTACACTATCAGAACTTAACATTCTTAACACGAGACTCAGTGTTAAGTTTAGATAGTTGTTTAATATCAAGCACTTACAAGTACCTTTACACAGACTCCCGACAGTATGGTATATACATGTAAAGGCGCTCTAGAGAGACACAGACCCCCGACGTATGGCGAGTGAAACGAGCAAAAAATAAAAAGACAAAAGAAAACCCGCCTAGCTTTCGCTAGACGGGCTGGTGTTAAGTTAGAGGGAGAGGACGAAGGTAGTCAGTGTGGCCATCAAGATCACGAAGAGCATCGTGTCAATGATGTCTGGCATCCAACTTTTTTCTTTCTTGCTCTCGAGATAGCGCGTTGCCTCGCGCTGGCCGACCTTGCTCGCATGAGCGTCGATCTTGTTTTGCCGATCTGCGACGGCTGCGCGTGTTTCTTTTCTCATGGTCTTTTCCTTTGTGTGAGGTAGGTTGGCGCTAGCGCGCCAACCTCTTGATCAGTTCGTCGATCACTATGTTGAGGCGGGAATTTTCCGCTTCAAGCTGCGCAATCCGCGGGTCTGCTTGGATTGGCACTAGCGTCACCCAGTAGGGCATTTGCCCGTCTTTTTTCCATCCCGCGACGGTGCTTTCGCCAACTTGCAAGAGCTCGGCTAGCTCGCGCTGCGCCAGCCCTTTTGGGTCAAACGGTGCTTTTGACATGGTCTTTTCCTTGTGAGAGAGGGAAGGCGGGCCCTTTCGGGCCCGCCCTGTTCTTAGAATTCGACCTTGGGCGCTGCGGCTTTCGTCGGCCGCTGCGAGCCTTCGCCCTTGGTGATTTTCAGCTTCGGCTGCGGGAAGGCGCCTTTCACGAGCACCAGCTCGATTGTGGTTGCCTCTTTCACCAGCTTGGTGAAAGCCGCGAAGCTGACGTCCGCGCCCTTGGCGAGGGGGGCTTCAAAGCCGTCGGCCCAGATGGACCAACCGGACATTTTCAGCTTATTCGCCTTGATCGCCGCCACGATTGTGTCGGCTGCAGCGTGCTTGCCGCTGGCTTTTGGGACCAGCTTGAACACGTCCGATCCCACTTTGACCGGAACAATAGCGACGGAACCTTCGAAAAGTTTAGCCATGATGGCCTCCTGATTGTGTATGACAAAAGACTTAGAACCTTTGCCGCCCATCATCGACACGCATGTCTAGGGCCCACTTAACGATTTCAAAGAGCACACTCAGCGGCGGGTCGTCTTTGCCGCTTCGATGATTATTTATGCCATGCTGTGTCATGAATGTCAATTTAGGCGTAACATAGCAGCAAAATAGCAGGCAAATAGCATAGGCGCGCAGAGGCAGGCGGGCAAGGGGGGAGGGGGGGTTGGACAGAGAAATCTCGGGCCCCCCCTAAGATGGTAATCCTCACATAACACGACCCAAAAAACCAATACTTTACATTTATACATCATGTCTTATAACACATTGACTCAGAAACAAAGCCGGTTTATCTTTAGCTTATGTACATGAGCCCCATAGATACCAAGTGGAATGATCGCTTCGCGTTCGATCTCGCCCTTCTCTTAGAGGGCAGCGGGGAAAAGCTTAGTGATCTGCTAGATCGACACGATCTGGATGCCAATGACCTCCTCACCTTCAACAAAGATCAGCACTTCCTGAAGAAGGTCGAGGCGTATCGTGAAGAAGTACATACCAAAGGTCTTACATTCCGGGTCAAGGCCCGGGCACAGGCCGAAGAATTGCTGCGGACGTCGTGGCTGCTGATCCATGATCCCGTGGTTAGCCCCGCAGTTAAGGCTGATCTCATCAAGAGCACGGTTAAATGGGCAGGATTAGACACGACTGCGCCCGGAGAAGGGCAAAACGGCGGTGGTGGGGTAACCATCACTATCAATTTAGGCGGGCAGGCCCTAGATGTAACCGCTAAGGCCACTGTCGAGGACGCAGATTACGCTGATGAAGCCTGATGTGCACCACTTTTGGTCGCTTTTAGCCCTTCAAGAGTACATTCACGACCTCCGTACCACCCGCAAGTCCTACAGAACCACTAGAAACGCCCGTCCAAGACCCGGAAAGTGGCTATACATGGTAACAGTATACGATGGCACTTGATATCTCCTACACACCAACCACTACCGTCGCAAAAATGATGAACAGCGACAAGAAAATGCGGGTTATCATGGGCCCGGTGGGCTCCGGCAAGAGCGTGGCCTGCTGTTTCGAGATTATCCGGCGCGCTAGCCAGCAGAAACCCAATGCTGAGGGCATTCGCAAGAGCCGGTGCGCTGTTGTACGTGAAACTGTACGCCAATTGAGCGATACGACCATCAAGACCTTCCTAGACTGGTTCCCGCCGGGGGTGTGTGGGAATTTCATGCGCACAACCAAGACCTACTTCTTCAAAGTGGGCGATGTAGAGTGCGAGATCATGTTTCGGGCGCTCGATGACGCCGATGACGTGGCTAACTTGAACTCCCTCGAGCTTACCTTCGCATGGTTCAACGAGTGCAGGGACATTGTGCCCGATATTGTGGACGCTATGTCTAAACGTATCGGCCGATTCCCCTCGGCCAAGGATGGCGGGGCTACATGGTACGGGATGTGGGCGGATACCAACCCGCCGACAATCGACACGTGGTGGTACCAGCAGATGGAGAAGATCGACCCGACCGATGGGGTCTCAGCCAAGGAGAATGGTTGGGATGTGTTCAAACAGCCCTCAGGACGGAGCCCCTACGCGGAGAATATCGAGAATTTGCCAGAGGGGTACTACGATACGCAGGGCCGTTCGGATGAGTACATTCGGGTATTTATTGACGGCGAGTATGGGTTGTCGCTTGCGGGGACGCCAGTCTTCAAGTACTTTCGGCCGGACTACCATATGGCTAAGGCCACCCTACGATCTATCAATAACGGCACGAGACCGGTTATTGTGGGGATGGACCTTGGTCTAACACCGGCCGCGGTAATCGGGCAGCAAGACCCACGCGGCCGGGCACTCATTATGGCAGAGGCGATTAGCTTCGACATGGGGGTGCAGAGGTTTGTACGTACAGTTCTCAAACCCCTGCTCTACGCTAGGTTCCCCGGGGCTCCGGTCGTTATCGTCGTTGACCCGGCCGGTGTGCAGAGGGCGCAGACCGACGAGCGCAGTGCGGTTGACATCATTAAGGCCGAAGGGTTCAGGGTCATGCCGGCGCGGACCAACAGCATCACAGCACGCATCGCAGCAGTGGATGACTACCTCATGAGGCAGGTTGACGGCGACCCGGGCCTGCTGATCGACCCGAGCTGCAACCGGCTTAAGGCCGCGATGATGGGCGGCTACAGGTTCAAGAAGAATGGCGAGGGGCTGGAGAAGTCAGGGGACGCTGGCCGGCACAGCCACATCGGGGACGCCATTAGCTACTTCTGCCTGCACGTCGGCACGCTCGACAGCGGCACACACCTCATGCAGAAACGTGATGTGAGACGGGTTGACCCCCGTGGCTGGTCGTGATACAACGAATCACTCACGGCGTCCTCCCACGCTAACCTGCTTGACTCGCCCCATCGAGGTCCTCCCCCTCGGTGGGGTTTTTCTTGCTCATAAGATAATAGCGGTGTATAGTGCAGCAACATTAAGTGCACGGTGTAGGGCGAATGACACTACGACTGGCTAATAACGCAGCGACTACCCTTGCTTCTGGTATAAACCAGACGGCAACTACGATCACTGTTGCGGCCGGGACTGGTGCTCGATTCCCCACTCTATACTCCGGTGACTACTTCAACCTCACCATTGCTGGCCAAGACGGTCTGTTCGAGATCGTGCGCGTCACGGCCCGGTACAACGATACCCTAACGGTGGTGCGTGCGCAGGAGTCAACGTCGGCGCGGAACTTCGTCACCGGTAGTTTGGTCGAGCTGCGGATCACAGTAGGTAACTTAGCTACCGGCAACACAGGTGAGCGCGGGCCGCAGGGCCTAGAGGGTGCTCCGGGGTTCAATGTTTACCTAGACGTCAAGGGCTACGCAGCCACAGAGTTGGCCCTGCCAGCCTCTGCTAATGTCGGGGATGGCTACGTTGTGGGGCCGGCGCATAGCAGCAGTGTTTACATCTGGGCTAACAACCAGTGGAATCAGGCGTCTGACTTCACCACACCCGAGCACGCGCCCGTCGCCAACATCATCTACGTCACCAAGGATGGGGATGATCTGCGGACAGGACGGTCCTTGCTAACCTCTGTGTTGACCATCTCTCGTGGCCTGCAGATTGCCCGGGACTTCCGCGTGGACTACCCCACTACACCGATCCTAGTGTCGGTCTACCCGGGCATATACGTAGAGAACGGCGAGCTTGAGATACCGGACCAGTGCGGCGTCGTCAGCACCGGTGGTCAGTACATCTGCGAGGTTCATGCGGCGGTAGGGTACGAAGAGACGAACATGTTCCTTGTAGGGTCAGGGAGCTACGTGCAGGGGTTCGGGTTCCGTAATCAGCGGGTTGACAGCTTTGAGAATCCGACCAAGGGGTTTGCCGTAGCCTTCCGGCCGGGTGCCCTTATACGCCGGAGCCCCTACATCCGAGACATCAGTCAGGTGTCCAACTACTATTCCGAGACCGTCGCGCCGCCGCTTGCCTCACTGGCGAACCCACCTAACCCTGATGTGGGTAGAGGCGGCGGTACGCTGCTGGCCGACCGGGCTGTGCTCGACAAAGACTCGATCTTCCCCTACATGCTGGGCTTTGCCGCCACACCGCGCTCCCCCAACGGGCTCGGCTACGTGGCTAAGAACGGGGCCGGCATCAACGGCATCTCTTCGATAACCATCTTCCAGCGGTGCGCCTTCTACGCTCTCAATGGCGGGCAGATCACACTCAACAACTCGGGTACGCAGTTCGGAGACATCTCGATGCGGGCCAAGGGCAGTATGCAGGTGGTAGAGCCGCATACCTCCACTGTTACTATGATCGAGAATGATACCTTCGCCGCCTCACTGCAGACCAACAAGGCGACGATTGCTGCAGCACTGTGGGCCCAGCTTGTATCTGAGGGCTACACGGCTCCATGGCCGAGTACCTTCGAAGCCCTTACTATTCGGGATGCGCAGAATGCTGTGCAAGCTGTGTCCAACTGCTTTAAGGTAGGATCGCAGCAGAACATACGTAGTTACACGGCAGGGTTCTTCGATTACCAAGGGAACTACGCGTTTAATGCGGCGAATACCCAGCTATTCAACGGATTTATCAGGTCGTTTGAGATACTTGAGCTCCTAATGGACCCATATATCACCTCTAGTCCCGGCAAAACCATGCTAACTGGCCTCATCGGTATCGTCAAAACCACGCTAAATACCCCCCAAAAGATTGCCTTTGGTAGCCTCATTGAGAGCGTTGCGCACCAATTCAACCTTGCTGGTGCGGGTGTTAACAAGAACGCGCTACCACTTAACTTCCGGCGCACCGGTCAGCCGCTGTCTGCTTCAGGTTCTGTGCTCGAAGAGGACGGCGGGCGGGTGCGGTGGTCTGGTTCGGACGAACTTAATAACGTATTCTTCCCGGGTGGTTTGCGTGTTAACGGAGTCACCGGTCGTCTAGAAGGTCGACCATTCACATCTGCAGTGCGTCGTTATGCTAGACGTGCAGCTAACAGTAGGGTGTCAACATGACCACTACCATCACCACTAGTGCGGCACCAGACGCTAAACCAGTAGCTGTTTCGTATACAGCTACTACATCTTGGGTCACTATCGTATCCGTACCACAATATCTAATACCATCTGGCAGCTACTTTGGTAGTGGGGATATTACAGTTCCGGGGGTAGCAGAGTTCATTACTCCCCTAATGTGTAGCAATACTGGCTCAGTCACAGCATCGGTTAGTGTGCGTATTGTGCGGGCCGGCGGTGCTACGTCTATCCTAGCTAATGCGCTACCTGTGCCCCCAAACGATGCACTCGCCCTGCCTATCAACGGGCAGTTCCTCATGACGGACGACGTGATGCAGGTTAGGGCGTCGGCGGGCACTACGATTGATGTGACGATGTCGTACACTGTGGGTCAAGCGGAGCAGGATGATGTCGTTTAAGACGGTTCGCGGTCGAGGTCCGCTAGTAGGTCACGGGTTCCCGCAGGCATTCCCTGTGGCGCTAGATGCGGTGGCGTATGAGGGAGCAGTCCTGTACACCGATGACGGTGATCTGCAGTACTCAGACGGTAGTGAGTGGATCACTATCCGTGCGCCTCTTATCGAGCGGCCTGAGGGCATTCCTGCACTAACTGAGTTTGATGCAGCGACGCTACTCGCTAGCGACTACATCTCACTGTACCAACTGGAGCAGACCGGGGCGCAGTTTCAGTTTCATACAGCCAATGACTTCACGGGGTCTGTACTACTCGACGTTACAGTCAACGGGAACCCGGTCAAATCGCTGTCGCTTCTAGGTCGAGACCTTACACCCGGCACTACCTATTACTGGCGGTGCCGGTACTTTGGGGAGCTTAGTGCTGAGTCTCGTTGGTCGGCACCGCTGGCGCAGACGTTCCCGGGCGAGGTGGCTAAGCCTGCAGCCATCCCACCAACAACAGATATAGAGGCTATTAGCCTACGTTCCACTCCGTTCTTATCTATCTACAATCGTGCGCACTATCGCACGCAGTACCTTATTCACCCAACTAGTTCGTCTATGCCGGACGACGGCAGCTTGATTAATTACACCACGGGCGTCCCGTCTACATCGTTGAATCTAACGTCTATTCCCGGCCAGCCGTTCACGGCCGGGCAGACTGTTTACTGGCAAGTTCGGTACCAAGACGTTTCATTCGTATGGTCGCAATACTCGAATGTTGTATCGCATTTGTTTCCTCCATTCGTATCTACCCCAACAATTCTGGCACCAACTACGTCTGTAGAAGCTGCTAAACTGCGGTCGTCGGCCTATGTTTCGGCGTTTAGCCTAACGCATTTGCAGACAACAATCATGTGCCACCCTACCAGCAGCTCGTTCCCCGACGACGGCAACCGGTTCATCAAGACAATCAACGGTGCCACTACCGAAGCGTTGCTTGCCGACACCCCCTACGCGGCAGAGCAGACCATCTACTGGAAGGTTAAGTATGGTGCGCTCAATGGAGCAACGCTGGTAGAGAGCGCCTACTCTGCGTTTGCCAGCCATACCTTTGCGCCTGTTACCGTCAAGCCGGTGCAGGTTGTGCCAGTAACACTGGCTGACCAGCTGAATCTCACGGTTACAGCCTTCTCTAGTAACTACGGACGCGGGCAATCAAGCGTTAACTTTGCAACGTTCGAAGACGAGAACATGGTTACCCCTCGGTTCACGATTACCGTCCCGGGCCTAGCGACAAACAGCACGTCACTTATGGGATACGGCTTATCATCCGGTGATAACGTATGGTGGCGGGCACGCTACCGCGATGTAGGCGGGTTCTACGGACCTTGGAGTGATCTTGTCCTCCGACTGTACCCCTCGCTTGTGAAGAAGCCTGTGCCAGTTGTACCGACAACAGACCTTGGGCGTGCGCTCCTTACAGCCGATGCGTATCAGTCAGTGCGTGCAGCAGCGCATACGGCTACTCAGTTCCAAGCCAGCATTACCAGTCCGTCAGCGCTTCTGTCCTCGCCGGCGGTGGACGTTACGCTTGGTGCCGTCACTGCGTGGTCGCTACGGAACTCCTATAGCCCGACACAGGTTACAGGGTTTGTTCCCGGCGCTACGGTATACTGGCGTGTACGCTACAAGGACTCGTTTAACGACTGGTCAGACTGGTCTGACGTAGCATCGCAGACGTTCCCGCCATATGTAGCAATACCCACCCATGTGTCGCCGGCCGAAGGCGGTGCCTCTACTGAGGGCACTGTGTTTACAATTAGCACTATGGTAAGCAACTTTAGTGTTGCATACGCCACCACTGAATGGCAGTTCTACGATAACCCACTAGGACCTAACCTTGGCAGTACGCCACTCTTAGCCGCTACTACGACGGTCAATACAATCACAGCACCAGCTATATCGAAGGTATGATGATGAGCACACCTTACCACGCACAAGTAACTGACGGCGTTGTTACCGATGTCCGTCGCGTATCCAAAGAGCACATGGAGGCGAACCCAGACTGGTATCCCGGTACTTGGGTAGCAGTTGACAGCATGGACAACTACCCCGGGCTGGGGTGGACATGGTCAGAGGGAACAGGGTTCGTAGCGCTTACTCCTGAGGTAGAAGAATGACTATAGCTACCGGTGGTACTATTACCTATGCGTTTGAAAGCAGCAAACTGTGGTGTATTCACACGTTTTCTGCAGATGGTACCCTTACGGTTACTTCCGGCGGCTCTAATATTGAGTACTTCCTCGTAGCCGGCGGTGGCTCAGGTGGTAAACTCCTCAGTGGTTCTAGCTCCGCCGCTGGCGGCGGCGGCGCTGGCGGTATCCTGCAAAATATTGGGTCTACGATAACTCTAGCTGCGGGTAGTTTCCCAGTAGTTATCGGCATAGGCGGCGCAGGGGTTTCCACTGCTGCTACAAACGGCAACAAAGGCACAAACTCTACGTTTAATGGCCTTGCAGCTGTGGGCGGCGGCGGCGGTCGCGCTGCTGTCACCGCGCCAAACATTAATGGCGGTTCCGGCGGCGGCGGTGCTTTCATTACTAATGCTACTGCAGGTGGAACAGGCACTGCAGGGCAAGGCTTTGCCGGTAGGAATGCTGAATTTTATGGTGGCGGCGGCGGCGGATACTCCGGTCAGGGTAGCAGCCATTGGCTTGGTGGTAATGGCGCTTATTTTAATGTTACTGGCGTACCAGTTGCTTACGGTGGAGGAGGTGGCGCTGCAGGGGCCGGCGGTTTAGGCGGCGGTACCGCCAGTACGGATACTACAGCTAGTATTGCTGGTACAAACGGCACCGGCGGCGGCTCTGGCAGCACAAGAACCGGCAGTACTGGTAAGGGCGGTGACGGCATCGTAGTGATTCGCTATCCTGCAGGCCAGCTCAACCTAACCTCTAACAACACGTTCGACAGCGTCGTAGGTGGACAGGTGTACCGCTACCATGTGTTTGCAGACAGCGGCACGTTTACTGCTGCCGGCACGATCAACAACCTAGAATACATAATGGTGGCAGGTGGCGGCTCTGGTGGCACCGCTGGTCGGTCTGGCGGAGGTGGCGGCGCTGGAGGTGTGCTTACCAATATTGGGACACCGATTATACTGGCACAGGGCAGTTACTCTATTGTTGTAGGCGGAGGCGCTGCAGGTCAGCAATGGGATAATTTTTATAAGCGCGAAGGTCTTAACGGATCAAGTACTACCTTTAACGGTCTTACCGCTATAGGCGGCGGCGGCGGCGGCGGTGATCGCACCGCCTCCACCGTCTCTCCAAGCAATGGAAGTGGTCGATCCGGAGGTTCCGGCGGCGGCGGCGCTGGCAAAAACAATCAGACTGGTCTCGGTGGTGCAGGTACTGCTGGGCAAGGTTTTGCCGGCGGCGCCGCCAATGAATTAGCTGCTGCCGGCGGAGGCGGTGCAGGTCAGGTAGGCAGCAACGCCGCCGGAGACAACGGCGGCAACGGTGGCAATGGTATAACGCTTACGTTTTTACCTACAGGCCCACTAACATTTGGCGGCGGCGGCGGCGGAAAAGCATGGGATGTCAATATTGACGGATTAGGTGGCAGCGGCGGCGGCAGTGCCGGAAAAGGTACTGCCGTCAGTGCTGCAGGAGCCGATGGTAGCGGCGGCGGTTCCGGCGGCGTCGGCGGCGCGTTTAGCAGTGGCAAAGGCGGCGACGGAATCGTTATCCTGCGCTACCCATTGTTCTCAGGTAACATGTACTGGCGAGCACGCCATAAGGATGCCGATGGAAAGTACAGTGACTGGTCTACCCTGCGCACCTCTATCTACAGTACGGTGTGATAATGAACCTGCGTGACCTCACAAGAGAGCTGCACCATGCAGCGGAGGCGCATCCCTTCGGGACACGTATGTCGCAGGGGGACATAACCCGACAAGAATGGGCGGACTGGTTGGCATCACTTCGGTGTGTACACACGAAGCTAGACGCCCACCTACCACCCTTCCTTGACCGCCGAGGCCAGATACTCTTAGACCTTGGTATGCTGCTGCCTATAAACGGAACGCCGGCAAAAGCAGCTAATGATCTATCGTGGGTATCTGATAGTGTAAGCAGCATCATAGGCACCGCATATATTTTTGGCGGTGCGCATCTACGTGGCGGTGCTGTTATGCGCAAGCGACTAGAACCACTCGGGTTTCCATGCAACCACTTGCGGTATGACCAAGCAAAAGAAGCAAATGATTATATCGTTTCACTACGCGATATATCGTATGCTGCCGATGGTGCTACTAAAGCCTTTAACATGATAATCCGCATCATGGACGAAATTGCAAACCGTTGACGTAACGCCGCATACTAGTGTATGGTAGCTACAAAGTAGGAGAACCCATGGCCGGGCTGACATTACTACGTGTTGTAGGAAATGATGAACTTGTACGCGCTGAGCGCGAACAGGTAGAGCGCGATCTTGCCGCACGTCAGTCCAGTCCGATACTTATGGGCATCACTGCGTACCTGCGCGAATGCTGGGATGCAGCACGTATAGCACGTGATCCGATTACAGATGTCATGCTTACCGCTATGCGCCAACGTAATGGTGAGTACGAAGCAGACAAGATGCAGGCTATCAAAAGCCAAGGTGGGTCTGAGGTCTATATGATGCTGACTGAGGTGAAGTGCCGTGCAGCTGAGAGCTGGCTGCGCGACATCCTGTTGGACAACGGTTCTCCTCCGTGGGACTTGCAGGCCACTCCGATCCCGGACCTGTCACCTAAAGAGTCTGAGGAGCTGCAGCTTGCTTTTGCCGATCGCGTCATGGAGATCGTCCAGATGGGCGGGCAGGCTCCTAACAAGTCGCAACTCCTTGAGATGAAAGAAGTTGTGTCGCAGGAGTTTCGGTTTAAGATTCTGCAGGCAGCACAGAATCGCGTTGACCGGATGCGGGTTCGGATCGACGATCAGTTTACCCAAGGCGGGTGGGCGGATGCGTTCAACGAGTTCATCACTGACCTCGTCACTTTTCCGGCCGCATTTGTAAAGGGCCCGATTGTTCGTCGGCAACGCTACCTCAAGTGGGAGGGCGCTACCCTTCAGGCTGGAGAGCGTATCGCCCCGGAGTACGAACGGGTTAGCCCATTCAATATCTACCCGGAACCGGGCATTACCCGCATCAATGACGGCTACATTTTCGAGCATCAAGAGATGACTCGGATGCAGCTGTCCGATCTTATTGGCGTTCCCG